CTACTTGCCAACATCGGAGCGGCGGCTGCCTTTTTCGACCCGTCCCTTAAAGGGTCTTGGCATCTCACGGTATTCTCTTCTTCCGAATACTGGGAACAAGAGCAACCCGCCCGTGAAGCCTTCGCCAAAGCCGTGCTAGATGCAGTCGGCTACAAGTTTCCCGTGGACCCTGAGCGCGAGGCTTTCAATGCTTGGTATAGCTCGGCGCAGATGGCGTCTGCTGGCACAAGCGAACTGGCATTCCAAGCGTGGAAAACAGGCCGCGAAGAACTGCGAAAAGTGTATGAAGCTAAATCACAGTCAGCTTTAGACGAGATTATTCCTCAAACGGCCAAACAGCCCGAAAACGACGGCTGGATAGACTGGCCGGGCGGCATGTTCAGCCCGGTTGATCGCAACGTGACGGTTCAAGTTCAATATCGAGCAAATGATTTTGGTGATACGGGTAACGCTGGATTTTTCCGCTGGAACCACAGTGACAAAGCATCCGACATCATCGCCTACAAGATCGTCAAGCCATGACCGCCACTTTAACTCTTGCCTTCAATGACGGCTCGACTCGCGAGATTTCACTCACTAAAGCAATCGAAGTGGACACTCCGGGTCGTCGTGAAATTAGCTTTCGTGAAGCTGCGAGTGGTTGGGTAATGACATTCACCAAATCACTCAAAGACGGAAAGACGTTTGACTCTCACAATTTCATTACCGTTTCTAAAAATACAGCCACATGAAGCGCCGCAACATCTTCAAGGCCATCACCGGCCTATTTGCCGCTAAATCGCTACCCGCCGCGCCCGTGAAGGTTCCAGCGTCCTTGCAGGTCGCAAAGGCAGCAGCGGCTACGAATCCGCTGTTTGCTGGTGCAGAACCGCAACGATATGGAATGGGTTTGATTGAGTGGATGATGCGCCACCAAGAAGCTAGAGCTAAGGAGATAATTGAGGCGCTTCCTGTTGCGCAACGTGCCGACTGCGTGGTTGTCCACAATATCACTACCGGCTTATACAAAGCTATGACCAAGGAGGATTACATGGCGGAGCGGCGGCAAAACTGCCTCTTCGGGCCTACTCCTGGCCGCACTTGCATAACTGTTGCATAACTGTGAAAATTCCAGTTGCATCGGTAAGGTTTGGAGAAACCAATACTTACCATGCCAGACGCCACCCCAACGCCAGCCGCCGAAATTGATCCAAACGACATTGGAGCCATGATTGCTGCGCTTGATGGCGGTGTTGACGTGGCGAAAGTCGAATCTGCGGCTACTACGATTGAGGAATTTCAAGCGCCCGCTCCCGTTGCGACTCCCGAGCCTGCCCCTGAGATTCCAGCGGCTCCCGCGCCTTTCGATCCCACGAAGGAACTCGACCCGAATCTTGCGAAGAACTGGCGCGTCGGTGAAGACGTGCGCGTGACGGCCCAAAATGCCGTGGAGCAAACCGCCTTCAAGATTCGCCGCTCTGCGCAGGCCGAAGGCAAAACGATGTCTTTAGGCGAAGCCGAACAGGAAGCATATCGCCAACTTGGCCTCATGGTGCCATCGGCTACCATTCCTGCCGCGCAACCAGACCTGGAGGCTGAGACGCCAGAAGCGCCAGTCACACCCCTTGAAGCGCTGAATGCCGAAATCCAAGCCCTCCGCGAAGAGTTTGAGACGCTTGATCCCGTCATGGACGACGTGCGCTACCGCGAAGTCATCGCCCTTCGCGAGGATAAAGTTGCCGCCCTTGCGGAACTCCGCGCCATCGAACGCTTCGAGCAGAGCTTGCGGGAGCGTGAGGAAGTTTCCGCCGCCGCACAAGCTGGAGAAGCGCAGTTTCAGGCGCTTGCCAACGTCTTTGAAGACCTCAGGGACGCCACGACACCTTTCCACCAGCGATTCGTTGAACTTCACAATGCCAACGTGCGAGCCGATGCCGCTGCCCTGGCCGATGAAGACTATGAGCAGAAACTTGTTGCGCAAATCGCGGGCGAGTTTTTACTCAAAGGAACACCTTTCAAGATGAACAACGCGGCCAATGCGCCCGCTGCTTCACCTTCCTCCCGCACGCCACAGGCGACACCCTCCACGGCAGCCAAGAGCACGGCCCCTGCGCCTGCATCCATGTCTGCCATTCCTGGAGGTTACACGCCGACTAGCGAGCACCGCGTTATGGTCCAACCTACTGAACCGGCTCAAGTCCAGCAGCAGCAGCTTTCTCAAGCGATTGCCGGTGGAGATGCGTCCGAAATTCTGGCGGCACTGGATCGCAACCTTGGAGGCGCACCGTCCCAAGGTATGGCATTCTACTCTATCGAGGACGCCAATTAGTCTTCTCCTGAGTCGATCCTGACGCAGCCGTTCACCACGGCACCCCGAGTCATGTCATGCACCCGGCCCACGATGGCCGCGTTCTGGCCTGCCTGCCCCGTTTGCGCCCGCAAAACCGCTGGGATCGGCATAGCCGCGTCTTGGCATACCCAAATCCAATCCACCCTCGTTAGTTTCCACCTTTTTTACACCTCACCATTATGGCTACTGCATTCACGACCGCCCAAATCGTCTCGAACATGGGCACATCCTCGCAAGAGCAACAGTGGGCAGCCGGGACAATTCTCGACTCCCTCGCTCGCTCCATCTTCTTCAAACTCATGGCCGGTAATGCCGGTGGTCGCGCCATCGCGACTGTCTCCAGCTTGAAGAACCTTCAAGGCGTCACCAAAAACTTTTACGTCGAAGCCGGACTCGGCGGCCCTGGTGAACAGGGCGCGTTAGCAGACCGCAAATCGGGCGGCGAAAACATCAAGGGCGCAATGTTCGCCCTCACGTTCGGCAACCATCACAAATCCGTGATCCTGAACCGCGTTTCTGCGGCTCAGTCTGTCGTGGGCAAGGATGCTGACACCCGTGTCCGTGGCAAACTCGCTCCTTGGTTTGCCCGTGAGCGTGAATCCATGACGGAGGCCGAAATCCTCCGCGCTTGCGCCGCTGCCGGTGCCTCCAATAGCGTGTATGCCAACAGTGCCGCCACGTCGATTGAAGGTCTTCGCAGCTCGCACTACGCCGATTCCGCCCTGTTCCGCCGCATGGCTGGCCGTTTGGCTGACAATCAGGCCAAGCCCTTCGCAGTCGGCAAGTCCGGTGCGCAGGAGGTGAAACGCTACGTCATCCTAGCCCCCGAGCGCGGCCTCGATGAACTGAGCAATGACAACAACTGGCAGACCCTCATGGCTCAGGCCGGTGATCGCGGCGCAGGCAACTACCTGTACTCCGGCATCGTCCCGAGCTGGAACGGCTCCACGGTTCTTCCTTGGACTGTCGAGGTCGATTCCGCGAACGGCCCTCAAGGCTGCTTTGCTCAACCGATGGCCTTCCTTGGCGAGGCGCTGGACTTCACGCAGACCACCGCTCGCACTGTCAAAGGCGGCGCTTCCGCTGCCGCTGCGGCCCTCACGGATCATCTCTACTTCCGCTTCTTCCCCGGCGCGGCCTTCACCTCCCACGAGGTCACGAAGATCACGCAGGAAACCAGCGCCACGAAGTATGCGCTGATTCAGGACAAGACCACCGGCAAGTTCGGCATGATCTCCTACACGACCACGAATGGCAACACCATTACGGGCGTGTCTCACCTCGGCGCTACTACGAGCGACGCACGTCTTGCCACCCTCGGTAACGTCACCTATGACAGCGGCGTGTGGGCTGGAAAGCACACTCAGTCGTTTGCCATCGGCTCCAAGGTGGTTCCCTGCAACAGCTACGGCCAGCCGTTTGTTCGCTTGTGGGGTCTTGGTCAGGACGCGCTGATGCACGGCTTCGGCGCTGTCATGGGCGGCTCCGGCGCTGGCAAAATCACGATCAACAATGACGACAACATGCAGTTGATCTTCCAGCCCGGATTTGAGGAACAATATGGCATCACCACTCAGATCAACGCCAACAGCGTTCCCACTGGCCTCGTGATGGCATACGCGGCATATAATCTGGACGGAATGCCGCAAATTGAGTAGTACGAGTTAGGTTAGAAACCTAAATCTAGGCGGCAGAGTCGAAAGGCTCTGCCGCTTTTTTGTGGGCGCAAGGAAAACACTAGCGTTTTCGGCTAGGCTCGTCAATACTTCCTTCACCTCTATGGACACACACGCCCCTCGTTTGAAGCTCAGACTTTTGATTTGTAACCCCAAATCATACGGCTCGAAAAACATCACCTGCAAAGGAAGCATCTCTAACGGCACGACTCCACGAACGAAGGAAGACCCGTATTTGCCCCAAGTGTGCTCCTACGAGTGCAAGAGTGAGGCCGAATGGCAACGCCTCACGACTGGAATCTCAAAGCAGATCGCAAACCAGAACTCTTTCCACGCCTACGCGCACTTTGTCGATCCACTCCTGCCGCCTGGGCCTGCTGGCCGTGTGCTTTGCGAGGCTGGCGGCGAATATGCGCCTCCCGCAACCGTGGAAGTGGCAGTTGCCGAAACTCCAGCCGAACCGGAAGGTGAAGCCGTCGAAATCGTTTCCACATCGCAGGATGGACAAGAGGTTAAGTCGTCAGGCTCATATCCTATTGACGATTTGAGCCTAAGTGGTAATGTTCTTCATGCCATACAAAGACAAGAAGAAGCAGGCGGAATGTGCGAGAAGACATTACTTAGCCCACAAGGACAAATACCACTTACGAAACAGAAAGCAGCGCCAGAAGTTGAAAAACTGGTTAGCGGAGGTCAAAACGAAACTAGGGTGCAGCAGATGCGGGGAGTCGCATCCAGCGACATTGGACTTCCATCACCAAGACCCCAAATTCAAGGAGCACAACATTGGGGAAATGGTGCTATCGAAGGGGAAAATCGCAGTGGAGAAGGAAATTCTAAAATGCGTAGTTTTGTGCAGCAATTGCCACAGGATAGTGCATTGGGAGTCTCGATAAACCAAGATGGAGTAGGTTCAAATCCCGTTCCTGCAACCATTCAAGAACCGGCCACCGAGGAGCAAACCGAGACCACGCCGGAGCCAATCGCAGAACCGGAGCCGGAAACCGCCCCCGTGGAGCCGGAAGAAAAACCTCTCTACGCCGCCGCATGGGACATACTCGACGCTCCGATGCGCCTCAAAGACTTAGCCGCCGCTCTTGAAGTGGACGCGGACAAGCTCAAAGCCTCCCTTCAAGACCCCGAATCGACGGTTGTACTTGCCCATGCGGGCTGGGTGAAGCGTCGTGAACCGAAAGACTGAACTATGACTATTCCCACCCCTCATCAACTCCGCGTCCTGAACGAGGAAGCCGAATTGGCTGAACGTCACGCGAAACTGCTCGCTTTTGTTCTATCTGACAAAATCAAGACTGTTTCAGTCGATGAAAACGATTGCCTATTCAGGCAAGAGTCGATGATGCGAGCATACCTTGATGTTCTGCGTGAACGAATCGCCAACTTTTAACCCATGTCCGCCGCAGCCGCCATCCGCTCCCATCTACTCCCTTACGCGGGCTGTACATCCGTGGCGCGATTGCCCACCTTGACGAGTGAACGGATGCTCTCGGACCTGAACGCGGTCTTGCAGCAGCTTTACTCGGGAGGCCAGCAGGAGAACAAGACGGCGCTGATTCGCAGCCCTGCTACTGTGACCATCGAGAACGTCACCGCGCAATCGACGGCTATCACGTTCACGAGCGGATACCAGTCATACATGCTCGGCTGCACCATCCAAATCACGGGAGACTTCCGCGAGAACCGGCTTGTGAAGTCCAACGGCACCGTGACGCTCGAAAACCCTTACATGGGCAGCACGGGAACGAATGTCACGGCAACGATTCACTTCGACTGCACCACGGTCGGAATCGAGATCGCCAAAATCTACGAGCCGATGAGCTTGGATCGCAAATGGGAGATGCGCCTAGTTGACCGTGCCGTCATTGACCAGATTCGTTTTGGAATGGACCGCCGCCGCATCCAGCGTCCTATCATGGCAGCCGTGGAAGACGCCCTTGATGCCAGCGGAACACCTTCCCGGCGCATCCTGTTTGATTCGCTGCCAGACGAGGCTTACATCCTGCATTTCCGGGCCGATGTCCGCGCCCTTGTCGTGACCAGCTGGGACGATGCCCGCACGGCCCTCTTGCCTAACGGACTCGATGACAGCGTTTTGAAGCCTCTTGTTTTGATGGCGTTCAGCAGCCATCCAGATTTCACGGGCGACGTTGCCAAGATTGCCCCCATGGCTCAAATGGCCTCTCAGACGTGGGCAAACTCACGCGGCCCTGGACTTGCGCGGCGTCAAATCGACATGATGAACTAATTTCACCCTATGTCACGCCAGCAATCCTATCCGATTCGAGCTTTTAAGCCGGTGTCCCGACTTGAGGAGACGACGGACAAGGGAATTGCGCTGGAGCAGTGCCGAAACATCGTTTTGCGGCCACAGGACGGGTGGAGCGGCCCACCGATCTACAACAACCTTTGGGCCATGGGAACTGGCAGCAAAACCTTTACGGTGGATGCGGGAACGAATGTTTTCACGATGGCATCTCATGGGTTAGCAGTGAATGACACTCTCCAAGTGGTTACTACTGGAACCCTGCCGGGAGGTTTGGCAGTGTCCACGACATACACCGTTAAAACAACCCCTTCAGCCAGCACGTTCACGCTCTTTGCGGCCAATGGCGTTGATACACGGGACATCACGGATACCGGCACTGGCACGCATAGCATCTATACTACGGTGCAAAGCATTTATCGCACCTTGCCGTTCAGTGGCTATTCTACCGGCGTAGGAGTTGACAGCACTGCCCGCACAGCAAACAAAACCGTCGCCATTCAGATCAAGCGGCAAGGCAAGAACTTCCTGCTTCTCTACGACCTTACGGCGTCCATCGAAAGCGCCTGCCGTGGATGGTTTTATCTCGGCGACGATGGCACTTACACCAGCGGAGCCTATGCTTTTACGACTGGAACGCCTACTTACACCGTCTTGGCCGTGGGGCTAAATGCCGCCGCTCGCTGGTATGGCTACCCGAATCAGGGCGCATGGTTCCTCGGGAATGGCGTGGATGAAAACGTGATTGTCCAGCTCGGGCGAACCGCTATACCGGGCATCTGGCGTAAAGCAGGCACAAACGAGGCCCCTACTGCGCCGGTTATCTCCCTCGTGGCTCCCGCTAGTGCGGCCAATACGCAGGCGTCTTTTGTGGTGCCTGGGTACACCTCGTTTTCGCTTACCAGCACGGCAAACACACTTCAAGCCAGCGGTAGGCTCGTGAATGGCATGGTGGTCTTTCAAGATGCTGTGACGCTGCCGACGCCGTTAGCCGCTGCTACGTCCTATTTTGTCAAAACTGCCCCCTCTGCCAATACGCTTACCATTGCGGCTACTTCGGGCGGGACTCAGATCGACGTGACGGCGGAGGGGCGTGGAGACTTTGCCATTACGGGCGCGTCAAGGCTGGTCACGGCTTCCCACGGCTCCGACACGTTTTCTCGTGTTGCGCATGATCTAGTAGCGGGCGACGGCCTCAAATACTCGACTGTCTCCGGCACGCTGCCGACCAATCTAGTCGCCGGAACGAAGTATTTTGTCGAAAGCGTTCCAACGGCAGACAGTTTCAAGATTTCGGCCACACGCGGAGGTGCTGTTTTTAACATTGATAGCGATGGTTCGGGTGATTTCTTCTATACCAACGTGGCCTATTCCGCCGCTTCGGATGCGGCATCAGACACGATTATTCGCACCGTCCCGCACAATCTAGCCGTGAATGACGCGGTGGTTTTGAGCGGAACTGTTCCAAGCGGCTCCACGGCTGGCGTTACCTACTACGTCCACAGCGTTCCATCCCCGACAACGTTCACGATCAAGACGACCGTGGCGGGCACTTCGGCGCTCAATATCGGCACTCGCTCCGCTGGTAGCTTCGATTACGAGGTCACGGGCGCAATCTTGACGGTCAACATCACGACGGATGTCTTCACCCGCACGGCGCACAATCTGGCCGTGAACGATAAATTCACCGTCGCCACCGTCTTTACGCCGCTGACCGGCATTACGGCGAACATCATCTATTTCATCATTGGAGCCACTTACACGGCATCCACGAACCTCACCACTTTCCAGCTTTCACTGGAGCAAACTGGAAGCGCGATCACGATTACTGGAAACACGGGCGTGCTCAGTAACCGGCTCTGGACCATCAACGGCACCCAAAGCCTGACTGTCTCAGCTCTTCCGGCGTGGAAAGCAGGCGTGGACGGCAATAGCTGTTTCAAACTGGCCTACAACCAACTCTCCGGCACGGTTCCGTTTTCGAGCACCCTCGCAGGAACAGGAACGGCGGCAAACCCTTACCTCTACGTTGTCACGGGCGGCACCACGAACACCTTTGACCAGTTCGTCGCCTATGTGGCGGCTGACCCGCTCGTAACGGGTCTGATTAGCATTTCCGCTAGTGCGAGCAGTTCGGAAATTTTCACGCTCGTCACGGCGGGTTTCTCCTTTGGCTCTGCAACGCCTTATCCGGGCGCAGGCAGCGGAACGCCGCTTTACGTCACCATCAGCCAAGGCGTAGGTTCCGGCGCGAGCGAAGGTTACACCAGCCGAACCGTGACCGTTTATGCCCGCTATTGGGACCCTGGCTATCAAGGCCACGGTTACGAGGGGCCAAGCTCACCCATCTCAAATACGGTCATCATCCCGAACACGGCCAATAACGACATCAGCATTACGGTTGCCGCTAACGCTGCCGCCGAGGGTGGGCGTTTTACCAAAATCCGGCTCTACATGCAGTTCGGAGAGGATTCCGAAGCCGTATGGAAGCTAATCAGCACGGCAGACATTGACAACTCAGGCACGCCCGCTGCGGTAGTTGTCGGCACTGCAACCGTCTTTGGCGAGGACGACATGAGCGCGGACCAACAGCGCCCACTTCCGCACAAGTTCCACGCCTTCGCAGCCGAGCAAATGTTTCGCGGCGGCCTCGTGGATCATCCAGACCGCCTCTATGCGTCCAAAGTCGCCACCGTGGACGAAGTAGCGCCGGAAGGCTGCTCTTTGCTGGCGGCAGATTACGAGACGATTTCCATTCCCGGCACGCCAGCCGGTTCCCAGCAGGTCACGGCCCTCATCGCTACCGCCGTTGATTTGCAGATTCACACGCTCGCGGGTTTTGCCATCATCAACCCGGTTGATCCGGCGCAACGTGTCTATCCGGCCTCGACAGCCGGAGCCATCTCACAGAGCGCCGTCACGATCTACGAGGGCAAATCCATGTACTATTGGGCGGCAGATTTGCAGCTCCGCACGCTCGATATGGCCCGCCCGGCAGACTTCACCTCCACGGTGGCAACGAGCCAATTCGCGGCCCTTGGAGCTTTGGAATTGCTCCGCGAGTATATCGACACCGATGCTATTTTGCGCCAGCCAGACCGCACATGGGTCTTTCCAGACGCCGCCAGTCAACATATCTGGATGTTCGCCCCCGGCCTTGATGGTTCGCTAATCGGGTTTGCCTTTGACCTTATGGGGCGCGGAATGGTGGGTCCGTTCTCCTATCCCAAGATTTACGCCAGCGCCCAAATGGAGCCTGGAAGGCCGGAAATCGTGTTCGCCGACGAGGCGGGCCGCTTATTCGTTTGGGATAGTAGCGCCCAAATGGACAGTGCTGGCAATTCCTTCGGCTCACAATCGGCGTTCACGGCTTACAGCACTTCAACGCCAATGCCGGACCAGTATGCGGGCTATGGGTATGTGGATTATTCCGGCTCGCGATACTACCGAGCCTATGAGGCTGTGATCGAGACAGGTATGCTCGACATGGGGCAGCCCGGCATGAAAAAAGCGTTTCAGGCAGCCCTTTGGAGGACTATTCAAGACAGCCGCGCTCTCGTGGAAGTCACATTCATAGACATGGCTGGAAACGAAGAAGTGTTTGTGTACGGCGACGTTAATGATAACTGCAATTGTCGCGCAAGCCTCATGTTGAGCGATTCGGCATGCCGCGTGAAGCTCAAGATTATCGGTGCGGAAAGTAAGAAGTGGGCCATGAGGGATTTGGTATTGCTATTTAGCATGCAAGGGCAAATTTGAGGCACTATGAACCAGAAAAAAATCAAAATCATGCAGCGCCGTATCGGCGTCCTTGATGACGGCTTTTGGGGCCCAAAAAGCATTGCAGCTTGCCAAGCTCATTTGCGAAAGCTCATGCCGTCACCGAATCCTTGGCCCGCCAGCGATCAAAACAGCCTGAGTAAATTCTATGGACGGGCAGGCGACGAGTCCAAACTGGTGCCTATTGACGTATCTGACCTGGGGCTGAAATACGACGGCAAGCCGGTAAAGCTCATTCGCTGTCACGGAAAAGTCGGAGCTAGTTTGCGCCGAGTCTTGGAAGCTATTGCTAAAAGCCCTAACAAATACGTTCTCACCCGTTACGCGGGCTGCTACAACAACCGCGTCATGCGTGGAGGCAGTTTGCCGAGCCTTCATGCTCGTGGAGCCGCCGTGGACATTGATCCCGACGACAACGCCAATCATCAACACTGGCCTAGTTCAGCTACGATGCCGCTAGAAGTGATGGAGGAGTTCGCAAAAGAAGGATGGCTGCCAGCGGGAGCTTTTTGGTCAAGAGACGCCATGCACTTTCAAGCCACAAGCTAACGTCAATAAGCCCATTTGGCGTCTCCTAGAATCTCGTCCGAGTCAGACCACCACTCATCCCATTGGGCATTTGTGGCGACGCTCCAATCGGGAATAGCGGCGGCGGCATCTTTGCCGGTAAGCGAAACGGGAAGCCACTTGAGGCGGTTGTTTGGGTAAATGGCAATCTGGCCGTTCGAGAGCTTGATGACGTTGCCCTCCTTGTGTTCTTCCAGCAGTTCAGAATCTCCCACGTCAAGGGTGCCACCAGCTTGTCCCTCGGGTAGATAGTCAATAGTGAACCAGTAATGGCCGCCGATAGGTGGATTGCCTTTGCCAAGGTTTACCAGAACCGGCACGTCGGAGAGTTGGTCCTTGCGCCAGACTTCAACGGAGCCAGACAAGCATTCCCACATCTGGACCTTGTGTAGCGGAAGGGCTTTATGATCGTCGTCCGGCTCAAACCAATAGACGCACTGCGGCGGGATTTTGTCATAGCATGCGGCGTATTTCTCAACCCATGCCTGAAAGCAAAAGGGGCGGTTTCGCATGGCTCGCACGGAGACGAGCCAAGCGGGTTCAAATTCATCCACGGGGCCTCCGAAGGCATCGCGGCGGATAAATACTTTCGTTTTGGGCAGGTTGACGTTTCTCATAAATCACTGGTTTTGACCGAGAGCTTTCGCAACGGCGGCACGGATTATTGTATCCAGCGTCGGACCTTCATCCGTAGGGTTAAGCACTCTGAGGCAAGCCGCTAGCAGGTCGGGAGCAGCGGCAATTAATAGCTTGTCTGCATCCGATGGCTCTACGCCTTCCGTTGGATAGTAGGTTTCATCGTTGCCGAAATTGCAAATTTCCTGCTTCCTTTCCCACGATTTAAGAGACGTGTCATACAACGGGCCAACGAGGTAAGATAAATCACAGTTGCTAAATCCATTGCCAGCCTCCGCGCCTGAAAGCCAGCGCCAAGGTCCGGGTGTGTGGTTTTGTGTGGTGTCCATAAAATTACTTTGCCGCCGCAATCCTCGCCAAAGCCTGCGCTTGAAGCTCCATTGCCTGAATCTGCCGCTCACGCAGCCAGAGCCGGTAAGCTAGATCGGCCTCCCGCTGTTCGCGTTCCTCCCTGGCTGCAAGTCGGCGACTGAGTTCAGCCTGCGCGGCAGCAATGGCGATTTGGCGCTGACGTGCGGCATCTGCGACGGCCTGCCGCTGTGCTGCGGCGGTGCGTTGGTTCCATGCCGCGACGGCGTTTTCGTAGTTGGCCCATTCGTGAGGGCCAGCGTCCTTGCCGGGGCGCTTTGGAGATGCCAACGGATCGTAGGCATGCGCGAGGGTGGAAAACGCAAGGAAGGCGAGGAGTGGGAGGCGCTTCATAGTGGTAAGGTACATGGTTTTCGGCGTGATTCAAGAGCGGCAAACGTGACAATCGCCCAACAGTCCCGTTCCTGCATTGCGCAGAATCCGGCCCGTGCCGAGACAGCGGCGGCAGGTCTTACTTGGCGAAACGCTCCCGCCAGCGGATGAGGAAGGCGGAAACGGGTCCACCGTCGCCATCAGCAAGTCGGCAACGACACTTATCACCTTCGGCGCACTCGACAAAATCGCATCCAGGATCGTGATGTAGCTGTGGCTGTTTTCCGTTTCGACAAGTTGCGGAGGCATTGAAAAGGTTTCGGATTTGCTCATAGGAAGTCATGCCGCGCACATTGGAAGTTTGGAGAAGTCTTCGCCAAGCTGGCTGCATTCCGCGTCCTGCGGCAGGAGTCGGATACCGAGGACGACATTACCTCGGATTTGCTGCCATTCGGAAGCGTAGGTAATAACGGCCCGGCATTCGCGGCCTGTCGCCTTGTCCTCTTTCGGGCACCATTCGCGAATAATAAGCGTGTCGCCGATTTGAAAATCGAGCTTATTCTCACCAATCACGAAAGGCTTAGAGCCATCCTGAACAGGGCCAAAAAATGCGGGCCAAGTGCGGATCGTGTGCGTTTTGGGTTTGCGGCGGCTCATAGTTTGCGGGTTTTAAATGTCCAGGCATCTTTTATTCTGCGCCCCTTGTAAGTGATGCCAGAGGCGAACCAGAAATACACGAGGGCGGATTTCAGGGGTGGTTATGGCGTCATGGATTTGGGTTCAGTGGTCAGTCAAGACGCAAGGACAGCAGTTCGAGGGGGAAGGCGGCGAGGATGTCTTCGAGAATCCGTTCCGCGTCTGGTCGTAGATACATTTTGCGCAAGTCGGCATCCCAAGACTCGCACTCAAGAGCCGCATTAATCGCCGCCCGTGTCGCCTTCCACCCTGCTTCCGCGTTGCCTGCGCATGAGGCGATGAAATCACCGTTTTGTTCGTCGGCTCGCTGACATGAAGGCGGATATTCGTTTGGTGGCGTGTGGTGAGGTCCCACGTCAGCGCATACTCTGCCAGATGGCTGCTTAATAACGTAGCTTTTGCGAATCCACCGCCCTGGCGTCCGCTTCTCGGCTTGCGAGAGCAGCTTTTCAAGGTGCGCGTCGATCTTGCGCAAGTGTTCGAGTTGGGCGTGGGTCATCATAGGGTCGTTTGGTTGAGTTCTTTTTGAATTTGTCGAATCCGCTGTGGTGTGCAGCCAAGAGCCTTCGCGTTCTCCTTCACCGACTTCTTAGGGTCGATCAAACTGGCATCCACGCGGCGAGCAGGCCGCTTGTGAGGCTTCCTGCCGACTGTGCCGCGTTGCAGTTCAATCTCTGCCCGCTTGGCGCGAACGGCATGAACACCAACGCCCAGGTCATCAGCTAGCGGTTGGTCGAGAAGTGTCCAGTCTGCCAAGTCCCATTTCACGCGATGGCACTCGATGAGGCCACCAACGCACGAGCAGCGGAAAACCATCGTTTCGGCCCCGCTTTCACGGCGGCGAACGCGGCGGCAATTTGGACAACTGTAATCTGTTTTGGTCGTTTCCATGCGTCATATTATCAACTCTCCAATTTCCGGCAAGGAAAAATAATCTTCATTTTGTTGAGGAAATCATTTGCGCGATTCGCCGGGATGCTTCAAGGTTCCGGCCATGAGAGCAAACGACGACCTTCCTCCCGCGCCATGTGAATGTGGCCGCGACCTGACAGACCACGACCGCAATGAGCAGGACGGCCTCTGTGCCAAGTGCCGCGAGCTGCACCTTGAGGTTGATTTGGAAATCGCATGGTTTGTCTGGCTCGACTCGCTCAAGAATCCCTTTGACCGCTCACGCATGGAAGCCGTCTCTGATTCCCTCGCGGGCTGGAAGCAAGTTGACGGCGACATTCAGCACGAGCGCACTGCGAAAGGCGTTTCCATCGCCAGCGCCAACAACCTCCGATTCCTCGCCCCAGGCTACAAGGGCCACCTCATTTTCAGCGAGCAAAACGGCCTCCCCGTCGTGATTGTCCACGGCGGCAAAGACCACAAATTCCCCGATTGGAGCGCGGTCTTCACGGCATGCACGCCGCTTGAAACCATTTTGGCGGCAACGAATGCCGTCATTTACCACAACTAAACGACCACCACGCCATGAGCACCTACATAAAAAAAATGACCGGCTATAAAGCCACTGACAGCGATCTCAAATGCCGCGATCATCAATTCATCCTTGGCGAATGGTCGCCTGTGATCGAGGGCGATTTGCAGTTATGCGTCAAAGGTTATCACTTCTGCGTTCAGCCTTCCGGTGTTTGGTCTTATTACAACTCGTCAACGACTCGCGTGTTCCAATGCGAAGCCGAGGATGTGTTAGAAGTTCCAACCGAAGCGGGAGCAAATTTTAAACTAGTTGCTCGTCGCATCCGACTTGTTGAGGAGATCACGCCGGGCAAGGTCGGTAATGACAAGTCCAACACCGGCAACAGCAACACCGGCTACAGCAACACCGGCGACAGAAACACCGGCGACAGCAACACCGGCGACAGAAACACCGGCGACAGAAACGCCGGCTACGGCAACGCCGGCTACGGCAACACCGGCTACAGCAACACCGGCGACAGAAACACCGGCAACAGCAACACCGGCTACAGCAACACCGGCGACAGAAACACCGGCAACAGCAACACCGGCTACGGCAACACCGGCTACAGAAACACCGGCTACGGCAACACCGGCTACAGAAACACCGGCTACAGCAACACCGGCTACAGCAACACCGGCGACAGAAACACCGGCAACAGAAACACCGGCTACGGCAACGCGACTAATTACTCAGCAGGTTTCTTTTGCGTAAAAGAGCCGAAGGTTATCTCGTTCGATAAGCAAACGCAGCTCACTCGCGACCAGTTCGTCGCCAAGTTTCCGGAATACTACGCGCTGAGTGAATTGCTGCTCAAAGTGGTCACCATCGACTTTGAACCGTTCAAACGTATTCCTGGCATCACGCCAGCCAAGCTAAAGGCTTTGCACCGCAAGCATCTTCTTGCCAGAAAACTCATCAAGTAACACCACCTCACCATTTTCATTATGAGCGATACCCAACTGGCCCAAGTGCCACAAAAACAAACATCTGCCCTCGCTTTGATGGCTGGCAAATACAACGTGGAGCCAAGCAAGCTCCTCGAAACCCTCAAAAACACCGTGTTTCGCGGGGCAACAAACGACGAACTGCTTGCCCTCGTGGTTGTCTCGAATGAATACGGCCTCAATCCGCTCACGAAGGAAATCTATGCTTTTCCGGCCAAGGGCGGCGGCATTGTGCCGGTCGTCTCAATCGACGGCTGGATTCGCATGATGAACGACCATCCGCAGTTTGACGGCATCGACTACCAGTTCGAGCACGACGAACAGGGTAGGCTCGTTTCCTGCACGTCCATCATTTACCGCAAGGACCGCAGCCATCCGACACGGGTAACGGAGTACCTCGCGGAATGCCGCCGTAATACAGAGCCTTGGAAAATGGAACGCCGCATGCTGCGCCACAAGGCCACCATTCAAGGTGCTCGCGTGGCGTTTGGTTTTAGCGGCATCACGGACGAGGACGAAGCAGCCGCTACACCAGGGCTTGCCAATGCTCGCGACGTGACGCCGAAGCCCGCTCGTGCCACGCCGCTTGATCCCACGAAGCTACCCGGAGAGCCAGCGCCAGCCGAAGCCACGCCAGTAGTCGAGGCCCAGGTTGTTGAACCTGCGCCGGAAGATGCCGAGCCTACTGAGGCCGAGATGCTGGCAAACGACATCATCGAAGATGTGAAAGCGTCCGATGCTCAAAGCCTCGCGTCTTATATTGAGCAGGCAGATAAACAGCTCTCGGGCGAACCTCAGCAGAAGGTCAAAAGAGCCATCGTGGCACGGGCTAAGGTGCTTGGTGTGAAGTGGAACAAAGAAAAAGGAGGGTTTGAAGCATGAATCTTTTTGAAATCAGCCCTCGCGACTACCATTCAAAACTGACTTGCAATCGCGCCAACATCCACGCGGCGGACTCGTTTTTGTCAAAGTCGGTGATCTACGAACTTGATTCGCGCTCTCTCTGGAAGTGGCGCTACCACCCTCGCAAGATGGAGCCAACGGCTGCGATGCAGTGGGGTTCATTGGTAGATTGCCTTGCTACGACGCCGGAGCTTTTGAGCGAGTCCATCGCTATATCGCCCTATGACTCCTACCGGACCAAGGAGGCGCGAGAGTGGCGCGATGCACAACTGGCCGCGAAACTCATTCTTGCCACCAAGGAAGACGTAGAGCTTGCCCAACAGGCCGCCAAGATGCTGACCGAAACCTGCAAAGCGTCCGCCGACATCTTCGCCAAGTCTAAGTCCCAGGTTATCATTGCTGGCCGTGTGCTGGGTGTTAAATGCAAGGGCCTTGTGGACCTCGCACCGGAAGGTGAGGACTTTCTGGCCGATTTGAAAACGATCAACGATTTCAGCGCCGAGGGCTTTGCTAAAGCAGTTTCAAACTTTGGCTACCACGTTCAAGCAGGTATGTACTTGAATCTTTGGAATGCTATGTTCCCAAACGACCAGCGCACGCGGTTCAAATTCGTGTGGCAGGAATCCGAAGCGCCCTTTGAAACGTGCGTGACGGAGCTTTCTCCGCCCGACATTGAAGCCGGATGGCTTTACACTTCGACACTCATTAAGCGCCTCATTGAGGCTACCGCTTCTGACAAATGGCCGATGGCGTTTGAGGGGCAAAACATAACCACCACACGCCCAACGTGGGCAAGTATCCAGGAAGAGGCAAAACTCCAAACATCTGCACAATGAACATCCACGACATCACCAAACAGATTCGCGCCTTCGCGGACGAACTCGACGCCGCAAAGGCCCCCAAACAACCGCTCGGGCCGCAGGACGTGACACCGGGAAGCGTGCTGCTGTCCTCATCTGGTGGAGTAAATGGGATGCAATGGACCCAAGTTTTTTGCGTTAAATCAAGAGGTGTCGAAATAAATGGCCGGGACTGCATAACATGGGCCGAACTAAAAGAGCATTGGAAAATTAACCGCCCCAAGCACCGCGACGCTGACGGCAACCCGACACTCTGGGAGGCTTGCGAGAAGTGAAAATCTTCGCGATTGATTGTTATGGCATGGACATTTGTTAAAACCATTCCATAATGCGTTATGCAAACCATTGAAGAACGAAGGGCTAAGAACGCGCAGCGAGCAAGAGAGTGGCGTAAAAAGCACCCAGGCGACCCGCGTAAAGGCAAGCGAGCTAAATACACTGCTCAATACAGGGAAACGGAAGGTTATAAAAAAGCCCAAGAAAAATACAAAAATTCCGAAAAAAGAAAAGCGACTAATCGCCTATCGTTACGCCAAGCACGCTTACTTGAGCCTTTGAAGTCAAGAGCGCGGGATGCAGTGAAGCACGCTGTAAAAAGCGGCAGACTGCAAAAACCGAAGTGCTGCCAAGCATGCGGGAATAGCGGATTGATCCACGGGCATCACGAAGATTACAGCCAAAAGCTAGCGGTTATATGGGTCTGCCCGCCTTGTCACACAAAGATCCACAAAGGCTCCAAACAATGAAACCCATCATCTTTTTTGCCCCCTGCATCCCCAAGGGCCAGCCTCGCGTCAAAGCCTGCCGACGTGGTGCGTTCACGCGGGTCTATACACCAGACACGGCGGACGACTTCAAGGAGGCGGTGCAGGCTGCCGCTAAACATGCGATGTGGAACCATTCACTACACCCTTTGTTTGGCAACGGCCCCGTTCGCGTCGATTGGGAATGCGTTTTCCCGCGTCCAAAGGCGCACTTCACCAGCAAAGGACAGATTAAATCCACAGCCCCAAAATGGCACACGCAAACGCCCGACCGCGACAACCTCGACAAGGCAATCCTTGATGCCCTCACCTCAATTGAGATGTGGCATGACGACCGCCAAGCCTGCTCCGGCATGCTCATTAAACGCTGGGCCGCACTTGGCGAGCCTTCCGGCGTTCAAATCACCATCACGGCCATCCCGGCCTAACCAAAACACGAACATCATGGCACGTCCCATCAAAATCAAAATCAACGTCACGAAGATTCTCAAAGACTACATCTTTGAGGGTAAAAACGGCAAGTACCTTAACCTCGTCGCATGGCCGAACAAAAACGGCACTGGCCAGTATGGCGATACGCATTTCGTCTCGCAGGATTTGCCAAAGGAAGCGCGTGATTCTGGCGTTCAAGCGCCAATTCTCGGCAACCTCACGCTACCAGAAGAAGAAGCGCCACCGCCTCGCCAGCAAACCCGGCCAGCGCCTCGCCCGAATGCACCACGCCGTCAGCCTCCAGGGACGATCCAGTATGACGAGCCGCAAATCGAGGGCGGCATGGAAACCGACGACATTCCCTTTTGATCCACCACCAACGACCACGCATGAAACAAGAACCAAAATCCGCCTACTCCCGCGACATCATCAAGCGCATAAAAGCCGCTGCCAAAAAGCAGGTCGAAGGATGCCTCTCCGTCCGCCACATCTTCCCGCGTGCTTATTGCGTCGCCAAACCGGCTCCAGGATGCGCCATTTTTGTCATACCGTGGCAAGATGCCGAGACTCAGGTACGCAAACCTGAGTATTCCAGTTCCGAAAGCGTGTACCAGAACGTGAAGAACGTCCAAGTCGGCGACTGGCGAGCCATCGCATACGTCAACACTGTCACGAGCGGCCAAACCTACGTCATCGACCTTCCATGACACCCACCACCTTCACAAACCGCACCCGCAAGCTCGGGCTGCATCGCAGATACATCGGCCCGGATGCCGTCGCGGAACTCGCCCAGGTTGTCCAAACGCCATTCCCTTGCGTTGCAAAAGCAGGCTGGGAAGATCGCAGCAAAGCGCCATCCACGCTCAAGAGCATGGGCAAGCTCATTGCTGCCGGGCTGGCTCGACTCAATCCAGACGCCAAGCAATACGAGGCCACCGACGACGGGCGCGAATGGCTCGGCAAAATCATCGACAGCGGAATCTTGATGCCATGAACACCGCCCCTCCCGAGTTCCTATTCGACGCCCTCGCCACCACGGCGCTCCCGTGTGGCAACCGCGAAGTCACTGCCAATCCCGTGAAGGTGAAGCTGGAAGCGCCAAAGAAAGCGTCAGTTCCTCGCCGGGATCAAACCGAAGACGAGCGTCAAGCCGTGAAGTGCCTGAAGGAGCAGGTCAACTATCTACCCGCATCTTGGGACAAGCGTTTTGCCCGCGAGTTGCTGACGACGGACATCACCGAAAAGCAGGCCGCGCAGGTGTGGCGCATGTTTTATCGTTACCGCCGCCAGATTCAACACCCCGAGAAAGAGCGCCTTTTGAAAGTGGCCGCTCACTTTGTCACCACCACGCTGCGCACCCTCGCCAAAGAGGCCGAAGAACGCCGACGCATTGAAGCCACAAAACAACCATGAACACCACAGAACGACCAACGCCAATTACCGATGCCGCATTTGATGCCTTTTCACGCGGCGCTTGCGGCACTGCTTACCTTTGCGCCAAGATGGCGGAGCTTGAGCGCGAAAACGAAGCCTTACGGGCAGCGATTCAGCAAACCCTGATGGAAAATCTACATTTGGCGGATGGCGACGTTTGCACGCTCAAGCGCCTGAAAGATGCCATCGGCTTTTCGCCACCAAAAACCCCTTGCCAGCCGAGTCTGTAACGCAATAGTCAACGCACGCCGACTAGAAACGGCCAGTCAATATGCCACATCTCAAAATGCTCCCCACACTCCAAGGAACCCGCGCATATCGGATTTCTAGCCTTGGTTTCGTGGGGAGCACCTTTTTGAAGATATGACAACTTATTCAGAGTTTATCAATCGTAAGACCCACCTTGGAGGCAACTACGGATTCAAGCCGACATTCATTCCTGATGCGGCATTCGACTTTCAACGGAGCCTTATCGAATGGAGCGTAATGAAAGGCAGGGCTGCCTTGTTTGCAGACTGCGGACTTGGAAAGTCGATGATGCAGTTAAGCTATGCTGAGAACATTGTCCGGCACACTAACAAGCCCGTGCTCATCCTGACTCCGCTGGCTGTTGGTGCGCAAATGGTCAAAGAGGCCGCCAAGTTTGGCATCTTTGCATCACGCTCAACAACGGGTAAGTTTCACCCGGGCGCTAAGGTCGTCATCACAAACTATGAGAAGCTCCACTTATTTGATGCGAATGATTTCGCCGGGACTGTATGCGATGAGTCAAGCATTTTGAAAAACTTTGACGGCGTGACAAAATCAGCCGTGACCGACTTCATGCGAAAGCAAAAATTCGGTCTTCTTTGCACCGCTACCGCCGCGCCAAACGATCACATTGAACTTGGAACATCCAGCGAGGCTTTAGGCTATCTTGGATTCATGGATATGCTTGGCAAGTTCTTCAAGAAGGCGGAGGCTACAACCTCACGAAGCCAAGAGCACCGCTCCGGCATCTATCGCTTTCGTGGACATGCCGAGCGCGATTTCTGGCGATGGGTATGCTCATGGGCGCGGGCTGTGCGCAAGCCGTCCGATCTTGGCTTTAGCGATGGTAAATTTAAGCTGCCTGAACTTATAACCCGCGAGCACATAGTTGAGGCGAAAGCGCCACTTGAGGGCATGCTGTTTTCGATGCCTGCTCACGGTCTAGCCGAACAGCGCCAAGAGCGAAGCCGCACCATTGAAGAGCGTTGCGCGATGGCTGCCGCGTGCGTGGAGAACTCCGGCAAGAGTGCGGTCATGTGGTGCCACCTGAACAGCGAGGGCGACAGGCTGGAAAAAATCATCAAGGATTCCGTCCAAGTATCCGGCGACGATCCCGATGAGGTAAAGGAAGAGCGGTTTGACGCCTTTGCTAGCGGTCAAATCCGCGTGCTCATCAGCAAGCCAAAAATCGCAGGCTTTGGCTTGAACTGGCAGCACTGCCACCACCAAACATTTTTCCCCTCGCATAGCTTCGAGCAGTGGTACCAATCCATCCGTAGAAGCTGGCGCTTTGGTCAAAAGCACGCCGTCACAATCGACGTAGTGACATCCGAAGGCGAGCGTGGAGTCCTGCAAAATCTCCAGCGCAAAGCGGCGCAAGCCGAGGAAATGTTTTCGCATCTTGTTCAGCTTATGAACAATGAGTTGCGGATTGAAAAGAAAGAGAAACCAACCACCAACGAAATCACACCATCATGGCTGTAATCACACAAAAAGTAACGGACCAATTCGCCCTCTATAACGGAGACTGCTGCGAGGTCATGCAATCACTACCAGACAGGTCTGTTGATCTGTCTGTCTATTCGCCGCCGTTCTGCGGGCTATACAATTACAGTTCCGACGAGCGGGATTTGTCAAACTGCCGGAACTATGAAGAGTTCTTTGAGCATTACGGGTTTGTCGTCTCGCAGATTGCACGACTCACGAAGCCGGGCCGGATTACCGCCGTTCATTGCATGGACATTCCAAGTTCATGCAATGCCGGATGCACGCTGACAGACTTTCCCGGCGACATCATCCGCCTCCATTTGGCGAACGGTTTCAAGTTCATCGCTCGTCACTCCGTGTGGAAAGAACCTCTTGCCGTTCGTCTCCGAACGATGGCGAAGGGACTCGCTCACAAAACCATCGTGGACGACTCCAGCCTATGCGACGTGGCGAGCGCCGATTATCTGCTTTTGTTCCGCCGTGATGGTGAGAACGAAGTGCCTGTGGCTCATCCGACAGGACTTCACAGCTACGCCGGTTCGCGCCAGATGCCGCATGAGCTTCTGGCCTACAAAGGCCACACCGGAAAGCAGACTGAGAATCGTTTCTCGCATTGGATCTGGCGGCAATACGCCAGCGCCTTTTGGGACGATGTTCGGATTGAGCGCGTCCTGCCCTACAAGGAATGCAAAGACCCGGACGATGAAAAACACGTTCACCCGCTTCAACTTGACGTTATCGAGCGAGTCGTGGTCCTGCGCTCAAATCCTGGTGAAGTGGTCTTGACGCCATTTCTTGGCGTTGGGAGCGAGGCTTACGGCGCAATCATCAATGGACGCCGCGCCATCGGTATCGAGTTGAAGGAGGCTTACTACAAGCAGGCCGTCTTAAACTGCACAGCGGCAGCCGAGGGCATCGCCCGCGAGGAAATGCCGCTTTTTGGCAATCTGAACGAAAGCGAAAGCGAGGATTGAGTTATGAACCACTACCCATTTAACCCGTCCGATTACATGATGGCGACCGCTCATCTTGAGCCGTTGCACGATCTTTGCTACCGGCGGTGCCTTGACCTTTACTATGACACTGAGGCTCCGCTAGCGAACGCTAAGCAATCGCTTAGCAAACGCTTACGGGTAAATGAGGAAGTGCTAAGCGAAGTGCTGGAAGAGTTCTTTGTCGAGCAAGAGGACGGCTGGCATCACCGCCGCTGCGACCGCGAAATCGAGAAGTATCAGGCCAAATCCGAGAAAGCGAAAAAAGCCGGTTCACTAGGAGGAAAGGCCAAAAAAGACTCTCCGCTAGCGAACGCTAAGCGAACGCTAAGCGAACGCCAAGCGTCTGCTTCTAACCAGAACCAGAACCAGAACCAGAACCAGAACCAAAGTAAAGAAGAGTCGCTGCCGCTCCCGTTTGTTTCTCCTGAATTTTCGGAATCGTGGAACAAGTGGATCAAATACCGAAAGGAAATCAAAAAGCCGATCACGCCGACGATGGCAGAATCGCAGCTTAAAAACCTCGCCGCTATGGGTGAGAAGCGAGCCATCGCCATGATTGAAAACACGATTGGCAAAGGCTGGCAAGGACTCCGCGAAGAGTCGGAACAGTCCTTTTTCGGCCAGCCACTCCACAAGAAACCCAAACACGTCTCATGCCTATGAACCAAGAAAAACATGCAACGGTTGAGGAGCTACTGGCCGGGCTAAACAAACCCATGCCATACAGCGACGAAGCAGAACGCGGGGCGCTTTCGTGCTTCATGCAGGAGCCGCAACGGTTGATTACTTGCCTGCACGCCACGCCCCCGGCCCTGTTCTATCACGATGTCAGCCGGGAAATCTTCTGCACGATGGTTGACGAGGTGACGGCAGGGCGGCCCATTGATCCCATCTCCCTGACTCACCGGCTGCGGAATCTTGGCCGTTTGGAGTTCGTGGGCGGGGCTGCGGCTGTCTCGGACGTTTACACCTTCGTCCCGATTCCGTCGCACTTTCACCACTACCTGACCGTGTTGCGCGAGCTTTACGGGCAGCGAAAACACATCGAGGCCCACGCCCGAAGCCTGAATTTCCTGTTCCAAGCCCGTGACGGCGAGGTGGCCGAAACGCTCGACACCATCAAAGGACTCATGGAAGAGGCAGGAAAGATGCCCGGCCAGCTACTCAAGAGCGTGTCACTACGCGAGGCCATCGACCCGCTCTTGGCTGAAATCCAGATTCGGGCCGAGAATCCTGGCCGCCTTCCTGGCATCCGCACCGGGTTTCCGACTATCGACAAGCACACGGGCGGCATGATGCCTGGGCAAGTTTGGGTTTTCGCCGGGGAGCCGGGAGACGGCAAATCGACCATCATCCAAAACTGCGCCGAGAACGCCGCCGAAGACGGGCACAAGGTTCGGTGGTATCCGCTGGAGATGCCGCACAATGAGCAATCCTTGCGCCTGCTGGCCTCTCACGCTCGCGTTGATAACGGCAATCTCTACCGGGGCGACCTGACAAACGGTGAGATGATGTCGCTAACGGCCTCCTGCGCGAAGATTCGCCAAAGATCGACCATCGAGCTTGTGGATGTCGAGGACGCCAGCGCGACCGACATTTTCGCC